AAATCCCACCACAGAATCAATCAAATCAACCTCAGTTGGTTGAAAAACAATATAACGGTAATTAAATATGGATTATACACAAGCCGATAAAATCAGAAATAAAAGTTTATTACAACTTATTGCTGAGAAAAAATTTAAACAAGAACAATCTCTCGGTTCGTCTATTACTGGTGCTTTTTCTGATAAAATGAAAGCAAAAGCAACAGGCATTAAAGAAAAACTTGATCCATTGAATATGATTAAGGCTTTAACAGGTGAGGGTGTTCTTGGCAAATCTTTAGTAACTGTGGTTGGTCGTGCTTCAGGTAGAAGTGAAGAAAACATTCGTAGGTTTGGTGGTTACGGAAGTAGAAAAAGAAAATTAAAAGAAAGAAGTGATCCTAATTTTACTACTATTGGATCAGATGAAACTGGTGAGGTTGAACCTGGAGATTCTGTGGCTGATGTGTTGGCTAAACTGACTAGTTTCATGGAAAAGAAACATGAACTTGAAAAGAAAGACCGTGAGATTGATGAAGCTTTCAGACAAGAACAAATTGATGAAGATGATAGAAGGCATAAAGAACTTGTAACAGCCATCAGAGAGTTTACTGGGGGCAGAAAAACCTATACAGTAGAAACTAAAGAAGAAGGTTTGGGATTCTTTGATGGCATTAAAAAATGGGTAATGGACACCTTTGGTGATTTATTAATATTAAAAAGTTTAAAAGATTTGGCTGGTCTGGCATCAAATTTACTTAAAGGTCTTGCGGTATTTTTAACTGGTGGAGGTTTGGCTTTCTTAGCTTTACTTGCCGGCATCTATGGAGCTAAAAAATTACTTGAATATATTAATGATAAAACTCCTGATATGAGTGTTTTATCTCCTACTGAAGCAGCAAATGCTTTAAAAAATGGCAGTGAAAAGGATATTAGTGCTCAAGGTGGTAAAGAAAAGTTGCAAGAAATTGTTAAAAAGGGTCCAACAGCCGCAAAAGAAATATTGGATAGAAATGATGAAAAAGAAATATTGGCAGCCGGCGGTAAAGATAAACTCTTACAAATTATAAAAGAAGGTGAAGTTCCTGTTCCTACTGAAAGTGAAATGACAGGCACAAAATTGCCTGAAAAGATTCATGCTAGACCCGATACTACCGGGGGAAAAAATGCTGGTCGTGCCAAAGAATGGGATAACAAGTGGTCAAAAAATTATAATCCTGATGGTACAAAAAAACAATCAGTACCACAAGAAACAAAACCAGCAAACACAGCTACACCGGTACCACAAGAAACAAAACCAGCACCGACAGCTGCACCAGCCATACCTAATGTTAAACGGTCTGAAAGTTCTGGTACATCATCTCCACAAACAGTACCAGTAGAAACAAAGAATGTATATAATAATATTGTTACTGCACCCAAAGTAGAAGCTGTGGCAGAAGTTCCTGTAAAGAATATACCTGCATTGATTGATGAAGGTGATATATCAAATCAGAATAGTTCAGTTGTTGCTGTTAATAATAATGTACAAAATTTAGGTTCAAATAAACAAGATATAGTTAATACTGCATCGACTTCGGTTCGTGGACCAATAAGACATAGAGTAGTACCAGTTTAACCAATAAAAAACCCACCTTTCGGTGGGTCTAAACCAACTTCTAAGGAAAGGAGTTTTGGTTTAATCTTCGTCTGCCAGTTTGGCAAAATAACTCAAATCATCTTCATCGGATGTATCATCTTTAAAAGGTGAATCTTCTGCTTGTGGCTTAGGTGCCGCAAACTCTTTAGCTTTAACTTGTTCTACAGTTGTTCGTGGTGCTTCACCATTCAAACCAAGAACCTTGTCAAGTCGTTTCTTTAACTCATCATAAGACTTGAACTCTTTATCAGAAACCAATTCTTGGAGTGAGAACTCATTCTTCCAAATCTTTTCTAACTCATCATCATCACTTAACAAAGCGGATGGTGAATCAAATTCAGACTTGTCATAGTTCTGATAACCTTCTACCTTACGAATCTTCAACTTGAAGTTAGCACCTTTCCATAAATCGAATGGGTTAACTGCTTGTTCATCTTCGAATTGAGGATTCATGGCTTCTGAAATCTTATCAAAGATTTTCTTACCAAACTTAAACAGTTTGATTTTGCCTTCATTCTCTGGATGTTTTGGGTCAGATACGATGTATACGTTAGCAATGTAATTTAACTTACGCTTTTGCTTACGAACAACATCTTTGTTGGCTTCAATGCCAGAGTTCCATAATGTAGAATTGTGCTCACAAACTGGACATTGTTGATTCTTGGTGGTTAAACAATTGTCTATAAGCCATCCCCCTGCGCCTTGAAATCCGTGAGAGAAAACTTTGACCCATGGTAGAGAATCATCACCATCTTTTTCTGATGCTGGTAAAAAACGAATAACGGCCATGCCATTACCTGCTTTGTCTACTTCTGGACGCCAGAAATTATCTGACTTACCTGAATCATCTGATGGGGAACTTAATGCCTCGATTGCTTTGGATAATTTATCGAGATTGCCTGATTGGCGTTTTAGATTTGCGAAACTCATATTGTGATACCTTTCTTTCGTATAAACGGAGGATAAACGGAATATAAACTACTTTCAAATTACTGCTCATAATCAACTACTATATCATATTATTTAGGCGTTGTCAAACATATAATTTCAAAATTGCCAGGGTGGTGACCCAATCTTTGTGAAGTATACCGATACCACCGGCTTCTTTCCATTGATTAATAACACTTTCGGTATCATCAATAATAATATGGTCTGGTGCTGCAAATTTGTACTTGTGTCTTTTACCTGGAACAAAGTTCGGAGTAAAAGTAATACCATGTGTTTCCAACCAAATCTTCTTTTGTTTCGATATTTCATCATATCTTGCCTCAGAGGCGGTGGAAGATAAAATTTGTGTCGGTACAGTTAGATGCTTACGGAGAAATGTTAAACCCTCCATTGCACCTGGCATTAGGTCAAGTGTTTGAAATTGTTTTGTTTCAATGAACGCATCAAAGAACTTATTGAATTCTTTTTTCTTTTCTGCTTCTCTTGGTTCCATGCGATACAATTCTTTGTATCTTTTGGTGAAGTCTGCAACGACACCATCTAAGTCCAAGTAAATCATACTGACTTTTGGCTTATGCATATTCTTTAATCTTTTCTTTCAAAAACTGTGTAAACTTCTTTTTATCATAATCGATAAACGGTGTATATTTTTTGATTAATCGGTGATTGCTAGGCCAAATAATATCTTCCGTAATTTCTTTTTCCCATCTTGGCATACAACCAATAGTATCAACAAGAATACAAACGGTTTCTAATGATATCTTACCTTGCATCATTCTAGTAATCAGATTTGGCCAACCACCATCAATAGGTTTAAAATAATCTTCCATTCTCCAAAATTCTGAACCATCAACTTTATCGAATAGGTCTATTATCTCATTTTCTACTGTATATGTCAAGCTCTGTTGAGTTTTTGTCCACTTGGTATAATTCTCCTCACCATCTTGTAACATACTACCTACCCACTTATCATTACCACTTACAAAGTTTGCCACATAGAAATCTCTCAATTGTTCTATGTCATACTTACGGGAAAGTTTATAGAAATGGTACTTGTCTTTTCTAGTCGAAAAGGTTTGTTTAGATACATTCGTCTTGCCTTTATACTTGAAGTAATCGTAAGAATCGGATGTAAAATGTAACTTCAAGGAATTATACAAGGCGAATGCTGCAAAGCCTGTATTATCTGTCATAATTAAATTGGTAGTTTGGAACTTTTCTTAATAAGGTTTAACTCTTGTGCTTCTTCTTTAATTCTTGCTTTGAGTGCGGAAGAAATCAAAGTGGCGGCCACTTCAACTTCTAATCCGGTTTCTTTACAATGGTGACAAATGGCATCCATTAGACCCAATCTTTTATCTGTTGCCATCTGTTCAATCAATACACTAAATTCTTTTATTTCATCACGGGTTGGCATTATAGTTCCATTAATTGTTTATAATATTTTTTAAAATTTAAATCGTTTCTTTCTTTTATTTCTTGCCAATTCAATTCACCTAATTTTGTTTTAAGTAAATAATCTTTACTGTAACCCAACGATAACAAATCACCTAAACGGAAAACTGGCATACCATTCAATTTGTCTGATTTCTTATATAATTCACGATAAAGAGTAAAGGCTTGTTTTTGTGTCCAAGTTTCATTCTTCCATCCATGTTCATCAAATTCAATACCATATTTACTTGGGTTTTTCTCCATGTCTGATGGTATAGAAAATGTTCCTGTTTTTCCTGCACTATAATCATATACTCTTAACGGATTAAGACTCATACTATACAAATTATTCTGTTTAAACCAATCAAATGAAGATATTATATCTTCTTTAGTTTCTTTTGGCAAACCAACAATAAAGGCATTCTGTTGAGGAACTTCACCTTTCCATATATCATGGAATAATTTTGGTATAAACTCTTTTGCTTTCTTACCGCTCCAACCTTTACCAATAAGTTTCGAAGCGTAAGGATGTAAAGTTTCTATACCATGAAATGCTCCCCATAATCCAGATTCTTTCATCATCAATGCTGTATCTTCAAATCTTTCAATCAAATCGGCTCGTAGATAGGCGGTGTAGGTAATTTTAAATGGTAATGATTGGGTCACCTTTAAAAATTCACTTACTTTCCATTCAGTATCATTGAAGGTATCATCCACAATATTATAATTGGTTGTACCAAACATATTATAATTATACAATAATTCTTCTTTGATTAGGGACATACTTCTAATGTAGTCCATCTTCTTCTTACCCAAATGTGGGTACTGGCAGTAAGAACATTTGAATATGCAACCACGACTAACATCAAGAGGTAAAGCTTCACCATTTAATATTACATCTTGTTTTATAAACTTAAAATCATCAGATTCAATATTATACTTTTTATTTCTTGCTGTATCATATATCATTCTTGATTTATTTTCCAACCCATCAAAAGAATTTTTTATATGACCTAATGGTAATTGTGTACCTTTGGTATAATGTTCTAGATATTCTAGAAAAATATCTTCTGGTGAAGAAGTATAACTGTCAATTGTAGCATCAAATAAATTTAAAGATTCTACTCTATCCGAACCATAACCACCCAAAACAAATTTAAGTTTTGGATATTCCTTTTTAATTTCAGTTAACGCATCAATAAGTGGTTTTGGAAATCTCTTATTGTGGCCATCTGGCCAATCATAAAATCTTCCACATAAAAATGTTGTGGCTACGGCAAGTATCTTCGTGTCTTTTGTTATAAACTTCTTTGTTGCTGAGTATATTTCATCAAAACTTAAAGAATTAACAAAATCGATTACCTGACAAGTATGGTTATGTTTTCTAATCCAATGTGCTATCTTATAAGGGCCGATATACCTTGACATACTAACCCATTCATATTCATGTAGTTGAGTTGGGTCTGTGTTCCAAAATGTAGGACCAGCATTATAAAATATTACATCCATTATTAAATTTTTGTATAGAAGATATGGTTACCTATTTGTTTAACTACCTTGGTTTTATTCCAACCGGGATTTACATAAACGGCATGGTAATACAATGCCTTTGTTTCAGCAATTGTATCATGTAATAACGGTTCTGTCAATGCTCTCTTTGCAATCATTACCGATTCTTCCCATTTGTATTTGTCCCTTACCATAGATACTGCCATACAAGTCCATGAGAATTGGCAAGTAACTGAGTTTGATGATGAGGTTGTTTTCTGATATACAACAGAACAAATGTCGGAAGGAAATTGACCACTTGCAGCACGATTCATTGTTACTTGTGCTACTGCTAGTTTTCCCTCATAAGATTCATGAGCGGCTTCATAGTAAATATTTTTAGCAAGGCAATCTACCTGCTTTGCATAATTAGCAGAAACTTCTCTCTTAGTAACATAAGCATAAACATCCTGAGAAATGGATGGTGCTGAGTAAATTGTAGTAAAGCATAGAACAACGGTTAATGTTGTTATAATATAATTATTGAGTTTTTTGATGTTTAACATCATATCTCCTTTTTGATTACGACCGTTAATTTGGTCTTGGTCTCCAATTACGAGTTTGATTTAAATTTGTGGAGTGTTAAAATTCGGTGAGCGTCACCGGCGAGTTTGAATGAATCCTAATTGCGTCAGATTCGATTGTAGTTTTATAAGCAAATCTCCTGTTTATGTGGATTATATCTAATCCATTGTGTTGCTATATATTTTGTTCCCCTGTATACAGGTAAACCTTGGTGTCTAGTCAACATATTCAATTCGTGGTTATATTTATAGTCAAAGAAAAGTAAACTGCCTTTTTTTGGCTTAACCGTGATTTTTAGATGTTTAAAGAAGGTTTCACCACCATCAAAATCATCATTTAAATATAATATTGCTGTTGCGAATCTATCATTTTCGGTTATTTTACTGTTAATATTATTAAAAAAGTCTTTGTGTTCTCTGTACTGTTGGCCAACTGTATATTTTAAAATTGATAGTGGTTCAAAATGAGAGATATTAAAACCCTTAATAAAATCAAATTTATCTTTTAATGTGAAATATATTTTTCTTTGGTATAATTGAAATTTATATCCACTATCATAATATGTACTACTGGTTCTTATTTTGGCCACTTCAGCCATCTTTAAATCAGAATTATAATTTAATGAAGGATGAAAATCTCCAGATGAATTGATGATAGTATCACATTCTTCATTCGTAAATATATTATGAAAATATGATACCAACGGTTTATTATTGAATGTTTGATTCATCAGTAAGGCCTCTGTCGCACCCAAAAAGTAATAATATATTTTACACCATTACTTACAGGCAAAGCTTCATGTCTAGTTTTCTTATTTACAATCTCACTATAATTATAATTAAAAAATAATGCAGAGCCTTTCTGTGGTTTGATTTTATAACCTAAATTATTGAAAAGTGTTTCACCACCATCAAAATCGTCATTTAGATATACAATCAATGTAGCCATCTTATCATTATTTGTTATTTCTACTCCATCATTAAAATAATCAACATGATTTTTAACAAACTGAGAATCTTCATACTTTTGAATTTGAGCCAATTCCACTTGTTTAATAGTAATATCAGGAAGCTTTTGTTTTATTAATTCATAAGCTTTGGTTCTGATTTCATGAAATTTATTATCATCATCAACAAAAGAAGTTGATGTTCTCATGTCTGCAATTTGACTAACTTTTAATTTAGTGTTATAAATTGTTGACCTTTTATATTTGCCAGTTTTTTCACTTTCATTAATAACAAAATCACATTCATCAATACCAAATGCATTATGGTAATAACAAATAAGAGGTTGTTTATGTAATACTTGTTCAGTCATCCGACCCACCACCTATTTTATTCGAAATAGGAAACTATTATACATCAAAATCATTAAAATGTCAACCTTTTTTGTGGTAACAGTTATGTTTATTTTTACCAAGCCCATGAAACATATGTATATCGAGTTCCCTTGGTTACTTTTTCCACTTTATGTGGATATAAAAAATTTGAAGGGAATACCAAAACATCACCTTTCTTCAAATTGAATTTGGTATCACCAAACATAATGAAATCTCCACCTTCATAATCGTCATTTAAAACACCAACAATTGATAAAGTTGGTATTCCAATTGTATGACCAGGTATCATACTGTGAATGTGGTCACAATGTTCAGCCATTTGTTTATTTTCAGCATACTTATTGAATTTTATATTGGTAAATCCTGACCATCCATTAAACCAAGGAAAATTAAAATCTTTAACAATATATTGATTCAATGCATCCCAACAGGTTTGCATTAATGCTGGAGTGGTACTAACAATATCCATCGACATATCAAATTCATTTTCACCACTAATTGCTTTTTCTTCTCCGGTTTTATAATTTAAAAATTCGTGTTGTCGCCATTGAATATTGTACATCTGTGCAATAGTTTCACCACAAACGGAACTATCAGTAAATCCCCTATACACTTTAACATAATCTTCTAAATTTTTATTCACTTCTGTTCCTTGTAATACTGGATTGCTTTTACCAATCCATGAATATGGTCAGAAGTTTTTTGTTTAAAGACCAATGGTTGGTCATCTTCAACTGCCATAATAATCACAATATCATTAATTGGTGTACCAATCATTTCTTCATACATTAAAGCATATGCAGCAGTCTGCCAAAAGTAATCTTCGATGTGTGCTTCTGTTTTAACCTTCTTCGATGTCTTAAAATCAATCACAGATAGAACACCATCAAACTCACCGATACAATCTACACGACCTGCCATCTCCAATTGTTTAGACCACAATGCACATTCTTGGTAATGAATGTTATCAATACGATTCAGTAATGGTTTTAATGATACGAACATTTCTTTAGCATCAGGCATAATATCACCTAATGATTCATTGTTTAAATATCTCTCACATAATGTATGTACATTGGTACCACGACTGGTGGCTTTTCTCGACACACGATTAGCTTCTTCTTCACCAACTCTCTTTCGCCATTCCATAATGGCCTGTTTCTTTTGGGCACCAAGCACAGTAGTAACTGAAGGTAACTTTGTACCATCTTCTAGTGTGTAGTATCTCTTACCATCAGGAAAGGTTTCAGATTTTAAGTCAGCAAGGACTTTTGGTGGACAGAAATTGAACATATTATAGTGGGTTTAACTTTCTAGCAACGGGTATCCATTTTTTACTTGATTCTGTAATAAATGTTTGAAAATGTTCTGGTGTTTTCAAATCATCATACCAATGAATTTCTTTAAGGAAGTCTTGATATGCTTTTGTATTCACGGCAGAACCGAATAATTTACGATAATATACTATTATATCTTTAGGAGTATCTTTTGGCAATACTATTCCAACTATACCAATTAGATCCAACCCTTTAATTTGTTCATTTAACTTTGGAATACCATCAACAGTTTGATTACCAGTTATTCCAATAATCTTTACCTTACCGGCACGGGCCAGTTCATAAGCAAAACTTAATGGACCAATTCCAAATTCCACTTGACCTGAAGCTACTGCTTGTGCTACTTGTGCGGGACCATTGTATTGAATTAGTTGAGTGTCTTTTGCTCTGGTAGAATGAATTATATAATCATACATTAAGGTTTGTAATCCGGATCCAGTAGCAATATTAACACGGCTATTTGTCTGTAACCTATCGATAAATTGTTTTGTGTTTGAAACGTCACTTGATTTGGTGGCATATAATACAAATTGAGTTTGGCCAAGAGATATAACATTATTCCATTCGGTAGGATCTTGAATTAAATTCTTCTTATACCAAACTGGTGTTGTAACCCAAACGGCTGTTGCAGGAACAAATAGAGTGTGGCCATCGTTCTTTGCTTGTGCAAAGGTGTTCATGGCTATTAATTCATTGGCACCTGGTTTAAAATCTAATACAAACTTTGGTGTATTAGATTGTTGATTAATGATACTCTCAGCTTTTCTAAACAACAATTCATTTCCACTACCTGGTCCATAACCAATTATAACTTTAACAGGTTCGATTGGTTCCCATGACCATGCCAAGGTAGACAATGCCATTAATGTAATCAATAACAACTTCTTCATTTGTTCCTCTCAATATTTAAAAAATCATTCTCAAAATTATAGTATCCCTCATTTGGATATTCATTACTATAATTTAGGTTATCATCTATCGTCTGTACCATGTTTTTATTTCTTACCAAATTATGTAGGCTTAACACTTTAGGTTTTTTTAAATAATCTTTATCACCATTAACATCAAAGATATATTGTTTAGACATATCTCTATTTGCAGAATTTGGATCACCAGAAAACTTTTCAAAATTATTGAGAGCCCATAAAGAAAAGTCTTTTGTACTATAAAATGTGGTGTAGTTTTCTTCTAGTTTTAATGTACTTTTATTTAAAGAATATGGTAAAATCCTCACATAAACTGATTGCCACTTCAAAGAGAAGGTTAACCACCAATAAAACTGGTACACATTCTTGATGTCAATCGGAGCAGATTCTACCAATTTCGTAAACAATTTAAATATGGGTTCACCATATTTTTGGTTTTCTGCTGATAATCTTGATTGTAAAACATTTAACATCTGGTCGTATGAATCTTTATAATCTCCGAATAAAGCATCCAAAGAATATTTTTGTGAAAAGATTCCATGTAAATTCATACCTGAACCATATAACTGGTCGGCATTTTCACCAGAAACAAAAAGGTAATCATCTCTACCTAAAATATGGGGGAATTTGTAACTAGAAAAACATTTGAATTTTTTTATGACAAAATTATAATAGAAATTTAAATTTTCTTTTACACTATCATCACTCATAAAGACGTGGACATTATCCAAATCTTTTTGTTTTGCATTCTTTAATATTGAACATAGTATTAAAGTTGAATCGACTCCACCACTATACAAGACAGCCAATTTTTTATTCGTGTGTCTGGCTTTCATTAACAAGAAATTAATTCTCTCGTCACAAAGTTCTTCAAAGCTCTTGTCAGACTTTTGATAGTCCGGCAT